CTTTGGCAAATCAGTCAAATCCTGTATTGAAACATTTAAGAGATTTGCATCAATTCGTTCAGCAATTTTCTCTTCTGCCATCTCCATTGTAATATAGAGTACGTTCCGTCCTTGTAGCAACACGGAGCTAGCAACGTGGCACATGAATAAAGACTTCCCGACACCAGTACCAGCAAGCGCGATGTTAAGAGTCTTATTAGGTAAACCACCTTTGGTAATTTTATTAAAGTATTCCAGATCAAACTCAATTTTTTCTTCTTTCTTGTGGTAGAACTCATATCTGTCTTCGTAGTTTAGTAGGTAATCATGTCCAATATTGTTGTCAAAGGAAACTGAAAGGGCATCCGATAGTATATTTGGTATAGCATCACGATTCTTTTTTTCATCATTTCCATCTGCGATGTGAATTGATTCCATCAAAGCAAGATAAATTGCACGATCACGGCACCACTTTTCTGTAGAATCAAGCAACCATTGCTGATCTACAGGGGATTCTATGAGGTTTTGATTTATCTCATGTATTTCTTTGACTTCAGAATCATTTAAATCAGTTCGATTGTCAACCTCAATATTTAGTGCTTCTAAAGTTATAGATGATCCGTACTTGACAATAAATGATGTTATCTCTTCAAATATTACCTTTTCCTTTCGATCTTCAAAAAAATCAGGTTCAATAAAAGGAATTACCTTTCGAGAATACTCTTCATTGTGTATTAGGTTTTTAAGAATTGTAGATTCAATTCGTTCCATAAGAAAAATTCTTCTTTGATATTTCGTCTAGTTTATTCATTATATCGTCTGTGAAATATTTCTCAGGTTCTGCGTATATATTTTTAGCATATATTTTTTTACCATCAACCTCATATCTTCCAGCAGTATTCTTCCAGAGACCACCAAGTTCTCCTAATTCAAGAAGACCATAATAACGATCAAGTCCTCTTTCATCATAGTAAAGTCTTATTTCAACTTGTTGGTTTTCTTTGCTGAGTCTACTTTTAGCCGTCTTAGCTTTAATAATGTTTCCAACAACTTCTGTCTTATCCTTTTCCTTTTTTTTGCTGAGATAAATGATTGTAGACGCGGCATACTTGAGGCCACTGCCGCCTCCCATTTCTTTAGTAGGGATGTAAGATCCGATAACATCGTAAGTGTGATTTGTAACTATGAGTGGAATATTTGCTTGACCAAGTTTCAAGGTAAGCATACGAAATGCACCTTTAACAAGTTGAGATTTGGTCATATCTCTGACTTGTTTATCATTAAGTGCATCAGTGATTTCTTTCTCTGTAGAAAGCATACCTAAAGAATCTAATACAAACATGCAAGGTTTGCGATTCTCTTCTTCTGTCTTCAAGTATATATCTACTGCACGAAGTGCCTTACTTCGAAACTCTTCTATGGTAACGACATTGACAACAACAAGTCTGTTTTGATCAATTCCACGAGATGCAAGTAATCCCTTGGTGATTGCTGCTTCAGTATCAAAATAGAGGCAATACCCATCAGGATTAGTGTCCAAAAAGTTCTTGACAATAGCAAGGGAAAAATAAGTTTTTCCAGTAGAAGTCTCACCAGCAATGGCAGTGATCTTATTAGTAGAAACGCCACCATAAACGGAACCACTAACAAGCGCATTGAAGATATAACTTCCTGTATCAATGAATCTTTCTGTTTCATCTATGTCTGCTGCAATCTGGGTGTACTCATCACCAATCTCTTTTACTATCTCTTTTAAAAAATCCATTAAATTACCATTCCATAAGTATCACGAAGTATTTTTTTGTAAGGACCATCAGGATTTGCTTCTCTAACATCCTTTACTAATCTCAATTTTTTATATAGTGTTGTATCTTCAAGTAGGTATGAAACCTTAGATCTGTGAGGATTTAGTGCCTCAACTATGGTTGCAAGATCTTTATCATCAATAGGTAAATCCATCAGGTAAAAAATAATTCAAGGTTTACAGTTTTTTCGACGTTCCATCCAATCGAATCAAGGATTGCTTTAAGTGGTTCGACGAAGCTCTTCTCAAATTGTAGATCATAATCTATGTATTTGTCAAGTCCAAGTTCACGAGGAAAATCTTGAATAAATGATATTACATTCTCCTGTATGATGTTTGGTTTCTTCAAGTAAATAAACTTAACCTTTTCACCATTACCAATAAGTGAATATTTATTTGTTAAATTTTTCTTTGTAATATAATGATTAAACAAGAGAGCACCCCGACAATGTATTGGAGTTCCTTTTGCATAGATTGTAGAAGATGCTTTATACTTACGAACATCAGATGCAGTTCTTGGGAATGCAATATCTTCTGGAGGAAGTGTCTTAAACTTTGCACGACAATCATCAATGTAATCAATCACTTCTTCTTCAGTTCCATTCATCATTATCTTGAGTCCATCCTTAATCATTGTGCGACAAGGGGCAGGAGTTGATGACTTCACTGCTTCGATACCCATCATCTTCAGTTTAGGTTCATCATATCTTACACCCTCACTATCCCATACGTTTAGAATATATCTTTTCTTTGCTGTCCATATGCCACGATCTGCAATGTTCTCACGTTTCATGAACATCTTTTGATCGTATGCGTTTACATAGTTGGCCAACGTTTCATAAGAATCCGAAATATATTTCTCAAATTCCATTTCACACACCTTATTAAGGAAAGAAACGATCCTTTCAGCATTCTCCTCTCTGCCCTTGAATACAGTTTGTACCAAAGGACCCAAATTAAGATAAATGGAATCAGTATCACTAGCAATAACATAGTCAACATCCTCAGTTTTTAGTATTTTGTTTAAATAGGTATTCATTTTGTTTTCAATCCACCTGATGGATACCTGTCCAGATAGAGTGATGGCCTCTGCGTTCGCAAGTTTGTAGTATCGGAAATATTGATTTCCAATCGCACCATAGGCAGAGTTAAGTTGAATCTTACGTGCCATTTGTATATTATTACATCTGGCAATCTCCTTCTCCAAAGTTTTGGTAGGAGTTTTTTCATATGCTTGTTTTGCAGCAAGCATTTTCTTTTTGTAAACAGTTCGATCTTTGTATATCTTCTCCATCAACTCTGGAAGAAATCCACGCACATCTTTTCGATACATTGCACCATTTGCACATACGGCACTATCTTTGTGCAACTCAAAATTTACTTCTTCCGAAAGGATTTTATCAACCGAAGCTGTTGGATGTCGTTCATCCTTGAGGGTCTCAGGGGAAATATTATATTGCATAATGAGATGAGGATACAGACTATTAAGGTCAAACGAAACCACCCAATCATACTTTCCTGGTATCGGTTCTTTGACATAGGCTCCTGCGTACTTTTCGGATTTATCAGATCTTTCCTTTGGAGGAATAACAATGTTTCTCTTCTTTAAATAGTTGTAAATTATAGTATCCCACATACGAACCTGTGAGAATATATCAGCATAGTTTGCCTTCGCATCATATGCCATAACGATTGCGAGTTCAATCAATTTCATCTTGTCTTCCATACGGTCAACAAGTTCAACGTCGATTATATTATACTCTACAAACTTTTGCCAACCTTTTGTGTAGAAATCCTTAAATGTATCAAACTCTGAGTGATCAAGTTTCTTCTGTCCAAGTTCAACACTTGCAATGTAATCCAAACGATATGATTCTTGTGCCTTATAAGTAAACTTCTTATAGAGATTTAAATAATCTAATTGTGTGATACCACCAATGTCATATGTAATATTTTTACGTCCTGCAATATAAATCACATCTTCAGTCACCAAACCCCATGGAGATAATCTTTTACGAAGTTTTTCTCCCAAGACTCTTTCAAGTCTACGTGCCAAATATGGAATATCATACAACTCACTGTTCCAACCAGTAATAACCTCTGGTGTATTCTCTTCTATCATCCACCAGTGAATGAACGAATTTAGTAATTCATACTCACTATTAAATCCCTTGTATATAACGTTCTTCTGTTTATTATTGAAAGGTCCTTGACCCCAAGTCCTTATCTGTTTTGTTGTATAGTCCTGTATTGATATGAGAAGTATTTCTTCCGCAGCAGATTCTACATCAGGGAAACCATTCTCCGATTTCACCTCAATATCAAGTGTAGTGATCTTGATCTTATTCGAATCAAACTTAATTTCTTCTTCTGGATACTTCTCTGAAATATATTGGTAGATGTACCTGTCATTACCATACACCTTAAAGTTCTCAACTTCAGAATATCTCCTGATAAACTCACGACACTCTCTTACAGTGCCTGGTTCAACAGACTCAACGTAATCACCTTCAAGAGTTTTGAATCTTGTTTTCTTTTTCGAAGGAACAAAAAGAGTTGGATAAAACTTCTCACGAGTGGCAAAATGTTTTCCATTCTCATAACCACGAACTAAGAAATTGTCTCCAACCATTTGGACGTTGGTGTAAAACCTCATTAGGATGTCAATTTAATATACTTGTCACGCAACTCACCATTTGGTTCTACAAATGTAAGTGCATCACCTGACCTCATCATTGTAACAGATTGATTGCTAAAATCCAACCATGGTTCCAGAGTATATGTCTCTTCTGTTTTAATTAACTTAAAAGGACTAATTATCTTACAATCTGGTTCACCAGGTATATCACCAAACACCTCTTCAACTTCTGATATTAAAATAATACCACTTGGCAAAATGATACACTGTATATTCTTTTCCATTTAATTATATTTTCTTTATATATTATACCATAAAAAAAAGGGATCGTCAAGATCCCTTTTAGTAAAAAATTTTAGTGAAGTTTATAGATCAACTCTAATAGCTTCAGTCTCTCCATCTATTTGAGGAATCCAATAAAGTTCCAATGGAAGTTTTGATAACTCAATTTTAGGAAGTCTAAGTCCAAGAGATTTAAACTTATCTTCTGCCCAAGAGATATACCAATTGATAGTATTATCAAGTATATCTCCTATAGTATCAATCATCTCTTGTCTTTCTGCTTCGATTTGGTGTTCGCATATAGCATAACTGGATGCACATACTCTAACCTTTTCGTTCTTTATCCATGCTGTCCAAGTCCATTTTAGGATATCATTAGCATAACGATAATAAAATCCCTCATCAAGCACTTTGTGATAACACATTACTCCGTCTACAGAAGATGGTTTGTTCTTACCAAATAAGATATTGGCACCTATCCAATCCTTTACTTCTTGTTTAGATC